ATTGTTGCCGTTGGTATTCGTTTGCATGGGTATCCTCCTTTTTTTTGCGAAAGTGAAAGCCGCCCCGTATGGGACGGCGTTTCGTTATATCTTCGTGACGCTGATTATTCCAGCTGTTCCCGGTGTGCCGGCGGCTCCGTTTTTTGCCCCTCCGTCTGCTGCCACTCCGCCAGGGCCTCCATTCCCGCCATGTACGTAAATTGCCGCCCCAGGCCCTGCGGAATATACGTCGCCGTACCATATGTTGACGCCGCCTCCTCCAGAGCCACCCGAACCGCCGCCCGCCGCAAACCACAAGGAGCCAACTCCACCCGAATTACCATCAAGCCCTTGTGCTTGTATCTGGCCATTGATAATGATTCTAGGAGCAATGAGCGTTATATTGCAACCGCCGCCCCATGAGGTGGTTGTGGAACCGGGGCCAGGTGTGCTACCGCTGCCCGCCGCTACAATAGATCCGCCCCCGCCACCATTGTAATTGTCCATACGCCCACCCGATCCACCTCCACCGGGCAATGCAGACCAGTTGTCATGCCCCCGAGATGGACTATCCCCACCCCTCCCATTGCTCGCGTATGTCCCTGTCGGCGCAACTCCGTATCCTGTGCCACCGTAGCCGCCGACAGCTCCGACGCTTGTACCATCCCCACCTTTCCCCCCATTCCCACCGTTACCGTTCGTGGGTATTGGGAATAGTGTTCCCGTCACGTTGCGCGAAGGCATAGAGTTCCGTATAGCATTGGCATCTATGTCGACGTATTGCCCTCTGGCGTGCATATACAATACGCCCTCGATGAGAATTTCATTGGTAGCTTGAATGACTAGACCCGCTATAGGAAGGTTTGTGGTAAGCAACACTCCCGCGCGAATGCGGAACGTGGTGAATTTGCGGATAAGAAGCGTCTTGGCGTATGGGGTTCCGTCCCAGTGCGTATCAGCGGTAACGTCAAGCGCACCGTTAGACCCATCGCCATACGGCCCAAACTTCCCGGCGACAAAGGAAAATCTGTCAGTTAGGGAACGCAGGGAATCATTAACGCTTGCCGCTACTCCTATCGTGGTGAGGACTGCCGCCAAGTCCCGCTTGCTGTCGTTTACATGTCCCGCCAACTGCGCAAATGTATTTCCCGTCGCGGCCGGTGCGCCAATCGCGCCAGCAACGGTGGCCTTCCCGTCACTGGCAAAAGTAAAAAGCTCCTGCATCCCGGTTTGTACGTTTGCGGATGTCATGCCGGAAATGGGGGCCAGTTCAATGCGCGTTGCGGTAAGCTCCATGTTTTCGACCGTGTCCACCAGTCCCTCCACCGTTTGTGCCATGTCTTGCACCATTGTATAAATATTTCCGGCGGCGTCTTCGGTCAGTTGCCCCCTTACGGCATTGAACCACGTCTCAAAGGATTCTTGCATGCTGGTTTCGTATAGCGCCATGGCGTCAAGAAAAGCTTGATAGTCCTGCGCGGTAAGCTCCATGTAATCAGCAAACCACGCTTGCAGTTGGGCGTTGAACGCGGCGGTGTCGATGGTTTTTATTGCTCCCGCCACTACACCGCATAATGCCGTGTCCAGTCGTTGATCCACAATCACAGCTTGCGATATGCTTATTGCACCGTTGTTTACAAGGACGTCGGCAAGGCATAATTCGTATCGGTCGGCGTCCCGTTGCAAAGATGGCGCAGTAGGCACGGACGCGTACGCGGATTGTTTGATCACTATTTTCGTTGAGCGCAGGAGCCTGTCCCAGCGCAACACCACCCGGTCTATACGCTTTAATACGCCATCCGCCGGGTCAAGCTGTATGAGCAGGTCGGGTTCATTGCGGTAATGGTTCCCGCCAATCCACCCTTCCCCCTGCCGCACGAAGATTTTCATTCCGTCATTCGCCGTGACCACCTGCAAGCCCGTCGAGGGCATCGGGAAGACCCCATTTGTTATGAGTGACTTGAAATATGCTTGCCAATCGGCGATACCGTATTTTCTATCGCCTCCTACGCTTGCCCACGGAAAAGACCATTCAGCCATTGGAATACCACCTCACTATATCTTTAAATGTCATGTTACCCTTGCCAAAGGTCAGTTCGAGTGAACACCCTCCGGCCTCGTATATCTCTTTGATTTCCGTTATACGCACATCCATTGCGACGCCCCAGCTTGGCGCGTCCACTGTCACGATGTCGCCCAGGTCATAGTGTTGCTTGTACACAAGGTTTCCCGCCGGGTCGGCCCGAGCCTCCAACGCGCGCACAACCTCCAGCGATTTCAACGTCTCCCGTCCCTGCTCCGCCATAAGGATGAGCTGTTGCGCCGGTGGTATGTCGTTCCCGTCCTTGTCGCGGTCTACCTGCCCGGCGCGCACGGCCAGCTCGTAGCGCGCGCGGCCCGTGGCGGTTCCAACCGTCGTTGTTATGGTTTCTTCCTGCTTCGTATGCGTGACAAGCGCGACGTTCGCATGTTTGCGCGCGTCTTCGCCATACTCCTGCGAAAGAATGTTTTCGAATTCCCGCGAGAAGATCGCGCGGGGGTTGATGCTCTGGCCCGCGCTACGATCCATTCCCTTGTAGGTTCTGAATGTCAGCCCCGCTTCGTTGAAGTCTACGCGAAACCCAATTCCACTTGCCTCGGAAAGTCCCGCAAGCGCATCCAGAAGATTTTCGTTGTCGCTTTGGTAGGAAACGACAACGCCCCATCCCCCGGATGGGGCCACGGTTAATCCTTGCACCGCGCGCGCACCCTGCGCTATGGCCGGAACCGCCAACGCCACCATGACATCCTCTTCGTTGTCGTAGTGCGATACCGTCCCCCAAAGGATCCTTCTTGCGCAGTATCCCGCCAGAAGATGCCCGTTGACCTGAATAACCTCGCCCTGCGTCTTCCCGTCGAAGGTATAGCGGATACTCTCGATGATTCCCGCTTCGTCTCCCTTGACAATCAGATTCTCACGTTGCAGCAGCTTTGACGTTTCCCGCGTAACGGGTATGTGTAGCTCAAACTCCCCCGCCGTGTGGTATCTGCGAATCCATTGCATAGAAGAATACGCCTCTATGGTTCCGATGCCCACGCGGTCGGGCGTATGGATGTCAAAAAGCATGTCTACACCCCCAATAGTGCCGTTTCTATGTGCATGTCAACCTCAATGTTTTCGATCACATCCGCGTCATAGCGTATCGGATTGTCCCCTACATGGAGCTTTAGCCATGTACTGCCGCGTGCAATGCGGTTGAATATGTTGGTTTCCTCAAGCCCCCGATACAATATGGCGCGCTTTTCTCCGTAACCCGTCCAAACCCTTATGACATCTCCGGGTATCATATTTATGTCAATCGCAAAGGTTTCCCGCGTTACGACGTTAATAAGGCTCGGATTGGCCGTCGTGCCTGTCGCCCGGAACTCGATCATCATTCCCGTTTCAACGTCGCCCGTATTGACCGCGTTTGCGATGAGCGCGGGCGCGCGGTATTCGATTTCCATTTCTTGCTCTTCCGGGATTTCAATAAAGGGCGTCCATTCGAGGTTGGGAACCCAATACGCTATACTGATGAGCTGGCCAGATGTGCCGTCGCCCACGCGCCAGAAGGGGAAGGGGGCGTAAAAATCGAACTGCCACGCCGGGAGCACTTCCGCTACGAAGCGCGGGGCCGTCCTTATTCTGCCGTTGAGATACCACGTTCCATCGCGGTTGCTGTAAATCAAGCGGGCGGGGTTTCGCGGGTTGAGAACGCGCAGAAGATTTCGCCGGGATGCCTCCTTGTCGAAATGGAGTGACCCCATGACGGTAACAACGCGCTCTTGCAGGTTGCTGCCCGTTTCCGTTACGCCATCCTGCCCACTGCCCTTTGTGGTATAAATGTCGTTGTCCAGTCCGTCCAGTCCGTCCACCTGCCGCAACCAGTAAGGATTTCTGCCTTGATCCAATTCCAACGTTGCGCTTCGGTTGGTTACAAGGTCGATATAAGTGATTTTTTCGTCTCTGCGCATGCTATAGCCCCCATAACGCATTTTTCGCGCTTCTGGCGATTTGTGACGGTGTAAGTGGATCGGGCGAATACACATTGACCGTCTGATTGATCGTCTTGCTGTTGTTGGTTGTCGATGAGCCGCTGTTCGTGGACGGAGCCGGTTCGGCCATGCTCCTTGCATTGGCTTCTTTCGCCGACGCAAGGTACGCTTTTGCCTCCTGTGCTGTCAGCACCCGTTCGCCCTTGTGCAGCTCTGCGATATAGCCATCAAATGGCACATATGGCAAGCCTCCAGCATGCGAGTTTTCAGTTTCACGGAGGCTTCTCTTGCTCTCCATCGCCTTTTCTACCGCGCTGGCAATCTCATTCGCAACGGACTGTATCGCGCTTAGCTCCGAGCGCAAGCCGTCCGCGTAGGCCAACGCCGTTGCAGCGCCATTCTTGTGGGCCTCCGCTTGCTTGTCGAGTTCCTTTATTGCGTCTTCCGTGCGGGCGTTCATTTCGTCCCATCTCTCGGAAAATTCCGTCTTTGCCTCGGCCATGATTCGCGCGAATTCGTCTTTGCCCTCTTGTGTCCGGGCGAACTCTTCGTTAAGGGCCGTGATTTCCTTCTCGCTGGCCTTCGAGATTGCCGCTAGGTACTCCGCGCTCTCCTTCGAGCCATCCGATAGTGATTTTACAAGGCCTTCGTCTACGCCCTTTCTGGCTGCCTCCTGCATGTTCGCGGCGTAGTCGTTCATGAATGCCTGTTGGCTTCTCAGCGCGTCGGTGAGTTGCGCAACGTTGCCTTTTGCGTTGATCGTCATGTCATTGAAGAGGCCCATCGTTTTGTTGATGTTTTCGTGAGCGGCGCCATACGCTTTGTTATATTCGTCTATAAGGGCTTCCGCTTGGTTCTTTTGTTCTTTTATGGTTTCCGTGCACTTTTCCAACGCTTCGGAGTGTATGTCCTGCGCCTCCGCCGCCTGTGCAGTGCTGTCCCGGTATTTGTCCATAGTGTTTTCCAGCGCGGATATCTCCGTATCTGCGACAGCTACAGCTTCTGTGCCACGTTCTATCGCAGCAGTGAGGTTTTCTTGCTCAATGCGGTTGGCTTCCACGGCGTCGCGAAGCTCAGCGTACTTAGGTCTGATTTCGTCCATTTGCTCCGAAGAAGCGAGCATCTGCACGTGTGAATCTTTCCCGGATTCCGTAAGGTCATCGAATTCTTCTTTGGTTATTCCCAGCGCGTCAGCCATCTCGATCAGCGTCGCCGCATAATCTTCTTCCAAGATTTTCCCCTCGGCTGTTGCTGTTGCAAGGGCGCGTTGGTTCATTTCGAGTTCGAGAACCGCGTCCGCATTTGCCTTGATGATCCCTGTACGCCTGTCCATGAAAGCTTGCTCTATAGCGTTGTCCTTCCATGCGGCGGTATTCTTCTTTAGCGCCTCTGTACCGCCATCGACAAGGCCCGTTTGCTCGTTAATCGTAGCGTTTAGCTCTGGAATGAGCGCGTTGAGCATTTCAACGACGGCTTTGTACTCATCTTGTGATTCTTTGGTCTTTAGGCCCTGCTTTTCGAGAATCTCCAGCCGTCGAATGTACCTTTCCGCCAACGCCGCCGCCGCTTCTGTGCTTGCAACATTGTCCCGCGTCACACCCTCCAGCCGCTCCATTTCGCCTTGCATTGCGCTTGCCGCTGTGGTCATGTCGTCCACCGCGCTTGTCGCGTTGCCCGTCACGATGATGAATGTAGTGATCGCCGCTACCGCCGCGCCGATTGCCAGAGCAACCATTCCCGCCGGGTTTGCCGCCATTGCCGTATTGAGGGCGATTTGCGCCACAGCCGCTATTTTTGTTCCAACCGTGTAGACAGTCAGCCCCCCAGCAAGAATGGCAACCGCCACCGTTAACGCCGTTACTGCTCCGACCGCCCACGGGTTCGCTTCGACGAAGTCCGCTAGGCCCTCCATCACGTCTTGGCCTGTCTCCAGCACGCTTCTTAGCGCCGGCTGGAATTGATCCCCCACACTCACCTTTAGCGCGTTCACAGAGTTCTGGAAAACCTTCATCTGGCTTTCCGTCGTGCCGTAGAATGTATTTGCTTCTTTCAGCAATGCGGTGTTTTCGCCCCACGCTTCATTCGCCATGCCGATAGAGCGCGTGAAAAGATCGCTCGCGTTGGTCGTACGCAGGAGAGCGTCGCGCATGCGAAGTTCCCTGATTCCCATTTCGTCAAGCGTTACGACAGCGGACTGTCCTTCTTCGTCCAATTCCGCAAGGCCCATGACGAACGACGATAGCGCGCCGGCGGCGTCTTCCTTGAAGGCGCGGCTGAATTCCTTCACCGACACGCCCGACACCTTCGCGAAGTCCTCTAGTTGCCGCTGCTGCTTCATCATGTTCTTTAGCTCGCCGGTGGTAATGCCCATGCTGATAGCCAGTTCCTTAAAATCCTCGCCGCTATGGTTTGCAAGTAGTTCCAATTCCCGCAAGGACATGCCCGTAGAGTTCAGCGCGTCCGTGTTGCGCTCGCTTGTTTCGGATACAGCTTGCATGGATGATATGACACGGGACAACGCGGAGCCGCCCATCTGCGCTTCGATGCCCAATGAGGAAAGCGCGGTTGCAATGCCAAAAACATCCGCTTCCGTCATGCCCGCCGTCTTACCCGCGCCCGCGAGGCGCGCCGCCATTTCAACGATTTTCGGCTCCGTCGTCGCAAAGTTGTTGCCCAGCGCAACGATGGTGGACCCCATACGGTCGA